CTCGCGCTCGCCGAGCGTTACCTCACTGGCCGCTTGGGTAACGGTTTTGCGCTTGTTACCTGCGGGCGCTTGGGTAACATTCGGGGTAACAGTCGGTGTGCCGTCGCGCCGGTATCTTTTCAGCAGCGCGTTCGACGCCTCGACGTCTACCTCATCGCCCGCAAACACAAGCCAGCCGCGCTCTTTCCACTTCGTGACCGTCTTCCGGCTCACGTTGTGAAGTGCCGCGAACTCGCTCTGGTTCATAGCCCGCTGGTGTTACCCAAATTTGAAATTTTCATGCCTAGAAAAAGATCGCGCGCGCGCAGTGCC